AAAGAAAAATTTATAATTCATCTTTCTGTTGACTTTTTTATAAGGGATGTTATATGATTTGTCAATGTCAGAAAGCACGAAATACGAAAAATTAAAAAATAATTATACCTCAACGGTGTATGTTATTCAGGAAATTTCTGGTACCAGAGCTGGCGCTCCTAAAATAAATATTATGGGTGCATCTCACTATGGTCAATTTAAATTTGTATTACCAGAGTTTTCACAAATGATACACTCACCAGGTCCTTTGGTTTATACTTTAAGACAAAAATTAAAAGATTATAAATCAAGAGATTATTTATTACTTACAGGTGACCCAGCTATTATTGGAGTTGCTTGTTCTATTGTTTCAGACATTACTAATGGTAAATACAAACTGCTCAAATGGGATAAACAAGAAAGAAAATATTATCCTATTGAAATTAACTTATACGAGAAAGGAGAAATAGATGAGCATTAAACAAAAAATAAAGATGCCTGACTTTGAAGCAGATCAACAAGATGCAATGAAAAAAACAACTAATATTCATTCTCTAGCCGATCAAGTAGAGAAATTAGAGTCATTACAAAAAACTTTAGAGTCACAGGAAAATAATATTAAAAAAACTAAATCTGAAATACAAAAAGTTTCAGGAGACATCATACCTACTATGATGTCAGAGATGGGTCTTGCAGAATTAAAACTGCACGATGGATCTCAATTAAAAGTTTCAACGTCATATAAAGCACACATAAGTGAGGCTAATAAAGAAATGGCGTTTAACTGGCTTCGTGAAAATGGGTTAGGGGATATAATCAAAAACGAGATATCCGTATCCTTTGGCTCTGGCGAGGATAACAAGGCGGCTGATTATGCCGAACTTGCGAAGAGGAGTGGGTTTCAACCAGCTCAGAAAATGAAGGTTGAACCCATGACTCTGAAAGCGCTAGTCCGTGAGCGTGTTGAGGCGGGTAAAGAAATGCCAACGGAAATCTTTGGGATTTTCTCAGAGAATAAAACTACAATAAAAAGGAACAAGTAACATGAACCAAGTAGCAAATAAAAAAGAAGGTGCATTAGCAACAAATTTGTTTGAAGCTGATGCAAATCAAGGTGCTCAAAATATGTCGCAAGAAGATCTTGCGTTACCTTTCTTAAAAATTTTGGGTCAATTATCTCCAGAAGTAAATAAAATGGATGGTAAATATGTAAAGGGTGCAGAACCAGGTAAAATAATAAATACCGTTACCAATGCACTATATGACAGTATAGATGTTATACCTTGTCATTATAAAAGGCAATACATCGAGTGGCAAGACAGAGGTACCAGCACTGGTGCTCCAGTTGCGATACACGAGGCAGACAGTGATATCGTAAGTCAAACCACAAGAGGTAAAGACTATAAAGATAGATTGCCTAACGGTAATTATTTAGATAACACTGCTAATCACTTTGTTATTTATTTAAATACCATTCCAACTTCAGCTTTGATCTCTATGAAGTCTACTCAACTTAAAGTTAGTAGAAAGTGGAACTCAATGATGATGGGAATGAAAATGCAAGGTAAGAATGGTTTATTTACACCGCCTACATATAGTCACATTTATAGACTAAAACCTGTTCATATGTCGAATGACAAAGGATCATGGTTTGGATGGGATGTGTCTAAAGTTGGACCTGTCACTGATAAATCAGTTTACGACATGGCTAAAAACTTTGCTATAAGCGTAGGTAAGGGTGAGGTAGAAGCAAAACATGGTACAGAAGACACTGTAACCAAAAATTCTACGGGTAACTACTAGAACACCGGTTAGTGGGCGGAGAAGCGAGAGTAGACCCGCCCATGCACATTTTATGGAGACTGTAAAAAAATTTATTGAAATATTTCAAGGATTAAACAGAGCTCACGGTGTCACTAAAGTTTCAGAGATAAATTCAAACGGCAACAAAATCAAAGGTAAGTCTTTTATAATTAGAGAAGATATTACTTACGATCATTGGGTTGATCACATTAGTGGTAAAGAGAGCTTAGGTGTAATTCCTATCAATGATGATAATAAATGTAAATGGGGTTGTATCGACATAGATTCTTATGCTGGTTTTGATCATAAAAAATTAATAAATAAAATAAAAAATCTTAAACTACCTTTAATAGTATTTAGATCTAAATCTGGTGGTGCACATGTCTTTTTATTTACATCAGACTATGTTTCTGCATCTTCAATGCAAGATAAATTAAACGAGATAAAATCGGTTTTGGGTTATGGTGGTTCTGAAGTTTTTCCAAAACAAAGAGAATTAAAATCGAAAGATGATACAGGAAATTTTTTAAATTTACCATATTTTAATGGTGACAATACAACAAGATATGCATTTGATAATAATGGAGAAGCTGTTAATTTAGAAGGTTTTTTTTCATTACATAAAATAAATTGTATAAGTTTAGATAAATTAGGTGAATTAACTATAGAAAGACCAGAAACTCCTTATTCAGATGGACCACCTTGTATAGAATTAATGGCACAAAATAGAGTGGGTGAAGGTGGTAGAAACAATGCACTATTTCATTATGGTGTTTATGCAAAATCAAAATGGCCACAAAATTGGAAATCTAAATTAATATTGTTCAATGAAAGTGCTATGGAACATCCATTGTCTGATACAGAAGTAAACATCATAACAAAACAACACGAAAAAAAAGATTGGGGTTATAAATGTAATGACCAACCTATGTGTAGTCTGTGTGATAAAAAATTATGTAAATCAAGAAAGTTTGGAATAGGTTTAGAAATTATGTTTCCTAATTTGACAGATCTGCAAGTTGTAAACTTAGAGGAGCCTTATTATTATTTAAACGTTGATGGTGATAGATTATATTTAGATTCAGCAAGACATTTAACTAATCAAGCTTTGTTTCAAGAAGAATGTGTTAAGCAACTCAGATTTAATCCACCAACTTTAAAAACAAATGAATGGAAACAAAAGACTAATATCTTATTAGAAGGTGCAGAAATAACAGAACCTGCAGAGGGAACGGGCACAAAAGATATACTTAAAAATTATTTAGAAGATTATTGTTTGAACAGAGTTAGAAAAGATGATTATGAAGATCTTAAAAATGGTGGGACTTATACCAAAGATGGTTTTCATTATTTTGTTTTTGATAATTTTTTTCATCAATATTTAACAAGAAGACATTGGAAGGTGCAATATCAAAGAACATCACAAATGTTAAAAGATAATCTTAATTGTTTTACTAAAAGAGTAGGAAAAACAAAACTATCTGTTTTTGTGGTAGCTAGATTTGATAAGAAACCTCAGACCTATAAGGAAAAAACATTTAACAAGGAGAACTATTAATGAGAAAAATAATATACGGACCACCAGGCACGGGTAAAACATTTTACCTAATGAATGAACTAGAAAAATTTTTAAATAAAGTAGACCCTAGTAAAATAGGTTATTTTACTTTTTCTAAGAATGCAGCTCAAGAAGGTAAAAGTAGAGCGATGGATAAATTTAATTTATCAGAAAAAGATTTACCTTATTTTAGAACGCTACACTCTTTTTGTTTTAATATGTTAGGTTTAAAAAAAGAGAATGTTATGCAAGAAAAAGATTACAAAGATTTAGGTAGGGATTTGCAAATAGAGTTTGAAGGCATACGATATGACCATGATCACGAAGGTGTTTTACATTCTAAAGATCCTTATATCTCTTTAATAAGTTTAGCACGTAACAAAAGAATGTCACCACTAGAATTATACAATCAGAATGGAAATGATTATAACATAACTTTTTCTAAATTAGAGATAATCAATAAAGAGCTACATCAATATAAAAAACAAAAAGGATTAATTGATTATATAGATATGTTAGAAAAATTTTTAGATAAAGGAGAAAGTCCTAAATTTGAAGTAATTTTTATAGATGAAGCTCAAGATCTAAGTTTAATTCAATGGGACATAATTAAAAAATTAGAAAAAAATTCTAAACAATCTATTATTGCAGGTGATGATGATCAAGCTATTTATAAATGGAATGGTGCCGATGCTGAAACTTTTATAAATTTAGAGGGTGAAAGAGTTATACTACAACAATCTTATAGAGTGCCTAAAAAGATTTTTAATGTTGCAAACGACATAATCAAAAAGGTTAAAAATAGAGTAGAAAAAAATTGGGTTCCTAAAGAAGATTTAGGTGAAGTAAAATATCATTGGGAGATAGATAGAGTAGGTCTATCAAAAGGTGAATGGTTGATACTAGCAAGAACAAATCTAATGTTAGAGAAAATGGCATATTATTTAGAACAAAATAATTTTTATTTTCAAAGAAGAAATGCAACACCAAGAGTTCAAAATATTTATACATTAATACAGAATTGGAATAAACTAAGAGAAGGTGTGCCTTTACATTACAATGATTATAAAAAGATTACTAACAAAATGAGTAAAAATGTAGATATGAAACTAATGAAAAAAATGTCCAAAGAAAAATTTTATGATATTGATACTCTTAAAAAAGATTATGGTTTAAAAACAGATGAAGAATGGTATGTTGCATTTGATGATTTAGGCGATGATGAAATAAGAAAAATACAAAAATTAATAAAGAATGGAGAAGATTTGTCAAAAGACCCAAGAATAAAAATATCAACTATTCATGGTGTAAAAGGAAATGAAAGAGATAACGTTGTTTTATTAACTGATTTAAGTAATGCTGCATATAATAAATATTTAGAGGATCCAGATGATGAACACAGATTATTTTATGTTGGTGTTACAAGAGCAAAAAAAGAATTAAATATAATTTATGCAAAAACAGAAAGGGGTTATGACATCTAAAGATATTTTTGATAAAGCTTTTCCACAAAATAAACAGATCGGAGGATCACACTATCGTAATTTTAGTATACAGCCATATGAATTTATTTCTAAAAATGATCTCTCGTTTTTTCAAGGCTGTGTAATAAAATATGTTTGTAGGTATAAAAATAAAAACGGTATACAAGACTTAGAAAAGGTAATACACTATTGTGAACTTGAAATTAAAAAGTTGAAAGATGGAAAGAAAACTAAAAGTTCTTGATTTATTCGCAGGCATAGGTGGTTTTGCTTTAGGTTTAGACTCAACAGGTTTTTTTAAGACAGTAAAATTTGTTGAGAAAGATAAATACTGTCAGAAAGTTTTACGTAAGAACTTTCCTAACATACCAATCGAGGAGGATATAAAAGATGTTAAAGGAAAAAGATACGAAGCAGATGTTATTGTGGGAGGATTCCCATGCCAACCAATGTCAGTTGCAGGGAAAAGAAAAGGAACTGATGATGACCGCTATCTCTGGCCAGAAATGTTTAGACTCATTAGGGAGATCAAACCCGAATTCGTTATTGGGGAGAATGTGCAAGGAATTATTAACATCCAAAACGGCATGGTACTCAGACAGGTGCAAAACGACTTGGAAAGTGAAGGTTTCGAAGTCCAATGTTTCCTTATTCCAGCTTCAGGCATCGGTGCTTGGCACCAAAGGTACAGAGTCTGGATCGTCGGACACTCAAACGACAACGGATTACTTAGAGAAGTCCACAAAGCAGAAAATGTATCCGACACCAACAACACAAGAGGTGGAGCATCCAAACATGGTATTGAACGAGAAGGGCAGAAGACTAACAAAAGATGGAAAGGACAGTCACAGTTTAAATCTAGCAGACACGATGAGAATGTATCCGACACCAAGATCATCGGGACAGGAGAACCCAGAAACGTTGATCAAGAGAAAAGGGATGAAGGCTGCAGCTCAGCACAATCTAACAGCAGCAGTGAAGATGTATCCAACACCAAACGCAACGAACATAAACACGCCACAATCGGACAGAGTGGAACGGACAAAGTCTGGAGGTTTTATTCTGAGGAAGAAGAAAAAAACACACATGACTTACGGAGCAAGACTTCAAGATGCGATGGAATATCTAGAGAACGAGAAACAGATGTATCACAGTCCAACAACGAACGACAGCAAGAATTTAACATTTCCAAAGAGTCAAGAAAAAAGAACATCAGTGATTGGGGATATGATACGGATGAAACAAAACAAACCTGGTGGCAAACTCAATCCAACCTTTGTGGAGTTCCTAATGGGATTTCCTATGAATTGGACAAAGACAGAGCCAACAGAATCAAAACCCTCGGAAACGCAATCGTCCCACAAATCGCAAGAGAGTTCGGACTAGCAATAAAGAAAGTTTTAGCTGATGAAGATATTGTTTAAACCACAAACAGAGTGGCTACCACCTGAAGAGTTCAAAGATCTATCTGGTTACGATGAGATAGCAATCGACTTAGAAACGAAAGATCCTGAGCTTAAAACTATGGGATCTGGGTCTGTAACGGGTAAAGGTGAAATAGTTGGAATAGCTTTAGCGGTAGATGGTTGGTCAGCATATTATCCTATAGCTCATGAGGGTGGGGGTAATATGGATAGGAAAAAAGTAATGGATTACTTTAGAACCATTCTAAACTACCCTTCTACAAAAATATTTCATAATGCTATGTATGACGTATGTTTTATACGTGCTGCAGGACTTAAAATCAATGGTACCATCGTAGATACCATGATAGCGGGGTCTCTCGTCAACGAGAATCGCTTTCGATACGATTTAGGTAGTTTGGGTAGGGATTACCTTGGAAAGGGCAAAAACGAGGCTGTTTTGACAGAAACCGCAAAGCAGTGGGGTATAGATCCAAAGTCTGAGATGTACAAACTACCAGCTATGTATGTGGGTGAGTATGCTGAAAGAGATGCAGAATTAACTTTGGAACTTTGGCAAGAGATGAAAAAACAAATGGTAGCTGAAGAAGTGACTTCTATTTTTGATTTAGAGACTGAACTTTTTCCTTGCCTAGTCGATATGCGGTTTTTAGGAGTAAGAGTAGATATCGAAGCAGCTCATCGATTAAAAGAAAAGTTATTAACAT